TGACCTGCTTGGTGTAGGCCATTGCGCGAGCCAGTGCCTTGGTGTAGCGGGAAGACAGGGAGTCGTACAGGTTGTCTTCCATTGCTTCTTCCGTGATGGAGAAGCCCATGGCGATGGTCTCGTGCGTATAGCGGGCGGTCCATGCTTCTTGAGCACTGTCGTACTCGATGGCGGCACCTTCGTTCTTGACAGGCGCTGCCGAGAAGCCAGACAGCTTCACCTCTTCTTCGAAGGAACGGTCCGAGGACTCGGTTTCGAAGATTTCGGCGTGCTCTTCGCCGTACTTGGCGTACTCCATACCAAAGAGAGCGTTGAGCCCCGGCAGGAGTTCTTTCAGTAGTTGGGCGCGTGAAATAGCCATTTACATCACTCCTTAGACGCCGGTCGTGTTGTTGAACTGATGACCTGCGTTCCACTTCACGTACGCCTCGGTGTAACCACCGGTAGCGTTCTTGGTCTCTTCGACGAGACCCACGATGCGGAAGGGCAGAGTGTTGGTGGTGGCGGACGTGTCGCTGATCGCGCAACGGGAGTTACCCGAGACGGAATCACCGGTGTTGTCCACACCAGCAACGTTGGCGCCGATGTCAGTCAGAGCCAAGTCACCAATAACCGTGGTGCCAGACACCACAGCAACCTTGAAGAGCACGTCGGTTGCATCGACAACATAAGCTTCGATGTCAGAAGCAGCCGTGCTCGCGGGGTAGTACTGCCGGAACACCTTGTAGCCGAGGCTAGGATCGGTGTACGAGCAGCCCATGAACACCCCAATCGGCGTCATAGCAGCGTCGAACGCATCACGCTCAACAGTACCGCCGGTAACAAGCTTCACAGCATCGCCAGCAAAGATGCTCGTGGCATAGCCAGAGGCAATCTTGTAGTGACGGGTGACACCCACGAAGGGAACACCGCTGAGCAGCTTGACCGGAACTAGGCCGTACGGCCCACTTACAGTCGGATAAGCCATTTTAAGCTCCTAGAAAGTATCAAGACCCAGAACCAAAAGTGACCTTCGTCTTCCGCTCATTGAAGAGAGGCATACGCGGGTCATTTTCTCGCATGAAGTTGTTGTCTACAGATTGCATCTGAGCCTTCGTCTGTTGGTTGAAGTAATCATTGCGCTCTTCGACAAGCTCCACCGGGGCTTTGCAAAGCATCAGACCGCCGATCACCACGTTATCTGCGAACCGTTCACTCTCAACGGTGACCATGGTGATTTCGGGATGATCCGCTGCCTTCACAGGCTCCCAGCCTTCACGGAGTTTGGAGGAAACGTTCATGGCATCAGCGGTACCGAGCGTGCTGACCCGGACCCAGTGATAAGTGTAGCCATCCTCCGGCGTGGGGCTCGGAAGCAATTCCGGGCGAGTCCAGTGCCGTTTACGGGCCGTCTTTTCACGGGTCTCTAGTTCACGGTTAATTCGGTTCTCAGCCATTTTGTTTCCTCAACAGTGCAACCTGATCGGCGTATTGTTTTGGCGTTAAGCCAAACTTCTTCGCTAATGCTAGCTGTGTTCGCGTTAGGGTGACCTTTTTAGGTGCTGTGCTCCGCGTAGCGGGTGCGACCACGTTCGTACTACGTTGCGGCCTTTCGACCGGTTGTTCGATCTCATCCTCAAGTCCATCAAGTTCACTACCCTCAAAGTTCTCGGGGAAGACCGTTCGCATACGGGCATTAATCGCCTCGTAGTAATCCTCGCTCTGTGGGTTAACCCCACTCTTGACCAGCTTTGAATGCAACCCCAGCGCAAAGCTAGTCATTTCCTCGTCGGTACCAAACCATGGATTAGCTTTTTGCCACTCCTGGGCCTTGGAATCGACCTGTACTTCGGGTACTGCTGGGGCGTTATAAACCTCTTTAGCTTCTTCCTGTTGCCGTTCTACAGCAACTTCTTTTTGCTGTAAAGCAGGTAACTTGATATTAGCAAGTCGTTCCGCTTTGAGCCTAGCATTAGTTAGCGCTTCTTGAGCATCTAATACGGCATCAGCCTCACCAGACTCATAAGCCTGACGATACTTGATTTTAGCTGCCTCAAGCTCCGCATTAACGTTCCGCTTGGCCTGTTCAAGCAAAGCCGCTTGGCTCTTACTCGTGTTCTGTTGAAGAAGGCGATTCTCCTCCATCAGTTTCTGAGCCAGAGCTTCTAGCTCCTGACGCTCACGAAGTGCGGCCTCCTTGGCTCGACGCTCATCGTGGTAGCCCTTAGAGATTTGCTGGATACGCTTCCGCACCTTGCGAGAGTAATCACTGAGTTCTTCGTCAGTAACTTCCTCAGGAGGCGGTCCCGGTTCCTTGCCACGATCTGCTTTCGGCGTATCGTCAACAACTTCGACCTCGACGCCATCGTCCTCGATGATCTCTACGTCATCATCGTTGGCCTCCGCCTTGCTGGGCTTCTGCATGGGCTCAGCACTGGTGGGCTCAAGCTCAATCTCAAAGGTGTCCTCTTTATCAGGATCGGGGAACTCGTACTCGACTTGTTGAAAGGCCATTTAACTCTCCTTACGCTCGCGTGATGCCACGCGGGTCTGCGACGACCGCTTCAATACTGTCGTCGTTCATCAAGCGATACTCGGTACCGCCAATCTTAAAACGCGTGCCAGAATTAGCACGGAACATTACAAAGTCCCCGGGTTTACACCACGGACCAGTCGGAAACCGTTCTTCATCGGCGTAGCACTGATCGCCCATATCAATTACGGCACCAATAATTGATAGCACTTGTTCTTGCTGTTTAATTTGGCTGGTCTTAACCAACTCGCTACCTTCAAAAGTCTCTTCGACTTGCGGAAGAGCAATAAGTAGGCGATAGCCCACGGGCTTCGGAAGTTGTGCTTCAAGCTCTTCTTCCGTGAGTTCTGCTTGCGCCTCAAGGGCGCCTTCAACTAATTCTGCGGCCACGTTAGTCATCGTTGTCATCCATATAGTTACGAGCGAGGTCGGCGATAAAGGATTTGCTGGACTCTAGACCTCGTATAAGCCCAACAACTTCCCTATAACCCTCGTAGCTTTTAGCAGCTCCAGAGCTTAGGAAATCCTTTGCAGACTCCAACTGCGAGTCGATTTGTTCGTTCAGCACGTCAAAGACGGTTTTTGCCATGATTACTCTCTACTTGGCCCTTGATTACGGCGGTTCTGCATCTCCTGCAGCATCCGCATTTCGAACTCCCGGTCAGCTTGCTGCCGGGCTTGCTTCAGCTTGATACCGTCCTTCTGGGCCTCTACAGCCAGTTCAGTCTGGTCAAGCTGGAGTTTTTGCGCCTCAAGGACCGCATCTGCTTGGTCCTTCTGGGCTTTCCGTTGCTGCTCAGCGGCGCGTAGCTGAAGATCAGCCATGTCTTTCTGGGCCTTACGCTGTACCTCTTGCGCCTTAACCTGCAGCTCGGCTTGCTGGAGCTGGAACATCGGGTCCTGGGCCTGTTGCTGGGCAGCTTGGGCTGCGGCCTGTTGCTGATGGGCCTGAGTAAGCTGCTTGCCAGCGTCCGCCACGAGGCGGGAGAGCTGGACCTCGATCTCTTCCGGCAGCTCCTCACCGGGCGGCGGTAGCGGTGCCCCGAGCTTCTCTTCAAGCTGCTTGCGGTAGCTGAACCCAAGGTGCTCGGCAATGTGCGCCTGCAGCGACATCATGATCTGCTGCGACTGCGGGTTCTGTCCGATGGTTTGCGCAATCATGGGGTCCTGCATAAACGCCATGTGCGTTGCGATGTGGGCATCGTGGTCTTGGTAGATGAACGCCTTGATCGGCTTGCCGATGAGCGCATCCATGTTCTCGCTGACCGGATCGGTCGGTTTCGCGTCGTCCTTCGTGGGGACGAGTTTGTCGGCATTCTTGATGCCAAGCACCTCGATCATCTGGCGATGAAGCTGAGGGAGGTCGTAAATCTGCGGAGCCTGCTGCGCCATCTGCAACACTGCTTGGTACTGCACGACGCGCTGGGCCATGGTGCTGCTGTTCGGATCACTGACGGGGATCACGTCCACCATCATGTAGTCCATCTGGCGAGCACCCACTTCGCCTCTATGCGGCTGATATGCGTACTCTGCCGGGGCGTACTCGGCCATGATCCGCTTGAGCATCTTGAACTCTTGCTTCATGGCGTAGTGCACCCGGGCCTGTACTGCAGCCATGGGCTTGAGGGTCCGCTCAAGGAGCGCCAGCGTGGTTCCGACCGGGGCGTTAGCCGACATGTCGGAGATGTTCATATCGCTGATAGCGCCCAGACGCCGCCCTTCCGTCGTGATCTGGTTCAGGAGGGCCAGCAGGGTCTGGCTAGGCTCCTTGTAGGGCAGGGGCATGATGTTGTCGCGGATGGACCCAGACGGCACGTCCACGTCCTTCCACTCGCCGGGCTCAATCGGCGTGTCGTCGCCCTTGATACGCAGCCCACGGGACTTGAGGCCCCCGGGAAGGTTAGATAGCGTACCTGCATCGACTAGCTGGCGGATGAGGGAGGTGCCAGCTTTGGCATATCCCCCGATGATATGAATGAGCCCGAGGCCGTAGAAGCCGAACCCGGGCACGTAGACGTAGTGGACGAAATGCTGGCGCTTGAGGGTGAGGGGATCATCTGGGCTCCAGTTTCGGCGGATCGCCAGGACCTCGTTAGTCCCCCGTTCGATGGTGACGACATAGGGCCTAGCAATGTCATCCTCGTCGTCGATCCCTTCAATAACCAAATCCGCATGGATTTCGTAGATCGCAAACCGGTCGTCATCGTTGAGTGAATAGCCCCCTTCCTCGGCCTTCCGCTCTTCAATGTCGGTGTGGTACGGCTCGGGGTCACCCAGCTCCACGTCGCGATAGAACCCAGCCGCCTGAAGCTTGCGCAGCTCGTTCTTGGTCTTGCGCATGATGTGGGTCACGCGTTCTGCAGTCTCAATATGCGACGCGCCGTAGGGCACAATCACGTCTTCTGCAGGGATGTAGACTGCTACCTGCCGTCCCAGGTTGGGATCAAAGTAGACCTTCTT